NTCGTCAAGAGCGAGACCAGGCTCTATGGGAAACCTTGATTATTCGAGTTGAGGGTTATATCTGGAAAGGAAAACCTTTCACAGACCAAAAAGATTGGAAAGAAAAAATTCCTTTAGGACATAAACTTGAAGCAGTAAGTGGTTTCCTTCTCAGTGGACGGGAAGATGTTCCCGAAGACGCTTCTTTGATTGAGGCTAAAGAGGGTTTTGATTTAGCGGAGAGTGGAATTGAGATGAAGTTTGCCATTTTCCAGAATGGCAAAACAGAGAGGGTATGTTCCATTTTAGTGCTCCTGAGTCGAGTGACTATCTTCGCTTTACTCGCCTCACCAGTAAGATGCAACTTCAGAGGACTAAACAGCGTAATGTGAGTGCTATTCGTGTTCCTACGGATATTCGTCCTTTTGTGGAGCTTTTTGATAAGCTTATTACAAAAGTTGAGGGATATGTTTTTGAGGGTAAAGACGTTATGGAAGTCGCAGATTGGAAGGATAAGATTGATGCCTTACAGAAGCGGATGGCTGTTCAAGAAATCTTTGGTGCTTCTTTACAAGAGGAAGAAGAGGGAAAATTCAGTGGGGATTAGACTCTCCCCTGTTAAAAAATGTAGCTAAAGTTATTATTGCAGAGAGTCTAGGGAGACAGTGGTGTCCTGGCGAAGAGAAATGCCAGAAATATTTATCTTCTGGAAGCAAGGATACGGTCTGTCAGCCATGTGAGTTCAATTTCTCCAAATCTAAGTTGGGAGATGTTGAGGGAAGCTTTGTGGCTATCCCCTGGTTACAGCATATTTTTTATCTTGATGGCTTGAGAAGAGTTGGGGCTACTTTTTCGATAAATGAGTTGACTAAGGAGGAGTGGGATGGTCTTTTGCTTATTGAGAGCGTGCGAATTGAAGTCGAAAATGAACGAATAAAACAAGCAGAGAAAAAGGCAAGGGATAGAGCTGCTCTAGGAAAAAGGTGAGAGTAGAAATCCTTTAGTTTGGTTGGTTGAATGACTGAAATAGTCGAAGCGGGTGTAAGATTTGTCGCTCAAGACGAGGGGGTTTCTGCGACTACTGAAAAGATGGGTACGCATTTTACACGTACTACTGAGAAGATGCGACAAACCATCAAACAGACAGGATACCTTAGATTAGCTCTTACTCGTATCGCAACCTATACCGCAATCTTCACCTTTTTTGGTAGTCTAACTAAGTTAATAGGCGAAGCTATAAGTCTACAGACCCGTCTTGCTGAAGTGTCTACTCTTGTGGATATGCGAAATGCGGATATGGCGGAGTCTTTCCAGACTGTTGTTGGAGACCTTCTGGCGTTGAATGCTCATATGGGGGATTCTATCAGTCTTACTAAAGGTTTGTATGAGATTATGTCTGCTGGTGTTTCTGACCCAGTAGATGCGTTTAAGCTTTTAGTGGTGTCAGCCAAATATGCGAAAGCAGGTATTACAGATTTAGCAACAGCAGCTTCTAGTTTGACTGCGATTATGAAGGCTTATGGATACACTGCTGATGAAATGCGAGCAAAGTCTGATATGCTTTTTGCCTCTGTTATGGAGGGAAAATACCATGCCGAGGAACTGAACCAGGCTATCGGAAAAGTTCTGCCTACCGCAGCAGCGATGGGTGTTCAAATTGATGAAGTTTCTGCTGCCCTGGCTGTTTTAACTCAACGTGGGTTGGATGTTAGTGAGGCAGCTACTGGTTTAAACAGAATGATGCTTTCTTTCCTACGTCCTATTGATAAAACTAAGAAAGTTTTTGAAAAGCTTGGTTGGGAGTGGGGTCGGAACGCCTTTATAGGTATTGGTTTGGTGGGTGTTCTGAGACGTTTGATGGAAGCTAGTAAACGGTATGGAGATATTCTTCCTACAATCTTTAGACGACAGAGAGCTTTGAGAGTCGGTTTTGTTTTGGCAGGTGAAGGGTTTAAAGATTATGTAAAATTATTACAGAAAATTCGTGATGCTACTGCGGATGGAGGAGAAGTTGCACGAGGCTACGGTAAGATGATTGGAACTGTGTCAGAGGAAGTTAAGGCAGCAGGACAAAGAATGTTGGCGGTGATGTATGATTTATGGAAAGGGAAAGGTTTTGAGTGGTTAGGAGGATTTATTCGTTTATTATCTAGTTTTATTGCTGTTTTGTTGAAATCAAGTAGAGTGACAGTGGCTGCCATCCCAATAATATGGGGTCTGGCTAAGGCTATTAAAACTGCACAAGTTTCTGCGGTGCTGGCACGTTCTAATATGACTACCTTTTATGCAACAACAGGGAAGATGACTAAAGCTCTTTATGCACAAGGACAGGCTTATCAACTTGCGACAGCAAGAGCGGAGAAGTTTGCTAGGGTACTGAGACTTCTTAAAGGGGGTGTGGTTGCTGGTGTTATAGCGTATGTGGCAATTAAAACTGCTTTGGATATATGGATAGCTAAATCAGATAGAGGAATAACTGCAATACATCGACAAACTACAGCGATGAAAAACTTAAAAGATGAAATGGAGTTATATTCTGTTTCAGCTCAGAAGGCAGGGGAATTAACTGGAAAAGCTATTCATGAGATTGAAAGATTGGCAGCTCTGCGTATAGAAGAGCAGATGAAGTGGCTTGGAACTTATTATAAGATTGTTGGGCAGTTTGCTATGAGGATACACGAGTTGGGCATTGAAATGGATGAGAATTTATCTTATGCACTTAAAATTGTAGCTAAAGGCTGGACAGAGGGAAAAGATACTGTGGAGGGTTACGACCAAGCATTGAGAATAGTGGCTAGAGCTCTGGGAGTTACCGAACAGGAGACCGAAAAATGGATAGATGCCCAGCGAACAAATATAGAGGTTATGAGAGAACACATAGAAGGTATGAGGTTCTTGCACCGTCTTCAGAGAGATTGGAATAAGATAGTAGAGTCGTCAAGTAAACATGTTTATAACTTAGCACAAGAGCTCAGTCAGCAGGAGTTACAGGATGGCATAAAGCTAATGGAAGAGCTGATGGAGCTGGCACCTGAGACTCCAAAATGGGAGAGAGCTAAACGGTATTTTGAGTCTTTAGGGCTGGCATTAGAAGACCTTACAAAAGAGAAAATTCCTGAATTTTTAGCGAAGTGGAGAGAAGCTGCGGAAAAGCAACCTGAAGTTTTCAGGCAACTACAATATGAGGAGTGGATGAGAGAATATCTGGCTATTTTTGAGAAGATGCATCCTCCTTTGCAAGCGTTGGAGACCAGTGTAGAAGCGTTGGCAGATACATGGAAAACCAAATGGGTAGAAGCATATGGGGATAGTACAACAGTGATGAAATTGTTTGTGGAAGAACATCGAGCTCAGCTTGAGCTTATAAAGAATAATTTGGAAAGGATTGGAGATGTGCAGGGCAAAGTTCTTGTAGAGAACATGCTTATGTATTTGAATAAAGGACTAACTGCTCAGCAGAAGTATTCAAAAAAAGCAGTAGCTCTTCATGAGAGTGTGGTAAATGACTTTATCCGTCTTGATTCGAATATGGAGATATTAAGGAATGAATTGAGAGGAAAAGAGTGGGATGATGTTGCTGAACAAGCCAAGAAGTTTATTAAATTAGAACAGAGGAAATTAGATAAGTTGCTAGAGATGAACCTGAAAGCAGGGGGAAACCTTCTTATGATTTGGGCTGAGTATATACAAAAGAGGAAAAAGTTGGAGGAATCGCTCACGTTGGCTCTTCAGGTGGCTAATCTTCGTCGGATAGAAGATTTGGCTAAAGCTCTGAAGAAAGAGATTGATATGACTTCTTGGTCAGAATATGAAAAACAGGTACGCTATGAGCAGACATACAGACAGTATTTTGAGCTTATGCGGGAACTGGGAATTACTACTAAAGCGGAGTTAAAAGCGGGATTGGCTGTGTGGAAGCAAACTTTTGGTGCTATGAACACATTCACACGGAGCATCTTCCGTAAGATAATTCGTGACTTTGGTAAATTCTTCTCTAGTGTATTTACCGATTTAAAGGACTTAAATAAGAATTTTGGAAGTTTTATAAAAGGAACACTGCAAGCATGGGGAATGATGATTGCACAAATGCTTTTGGCTTGGTTTAAAGGTTTAGTCAAGATGAAGGCAGCCTTTCAAACATTTCTGAAAACTCTTAAGGCTAGTATGGCAATTTTTGCTGATGCTTTTGCGATATGGGTTGCAGCAGGTATGGTTAAACATCTTCTTGGAGTTTTTGGAATTATAAACACTTTAGATGAAGAAGTCCAGGCGGTTATAGACAAGACAGAAGAGGCAAAAAGAAAAGGCGAAGAAGTAGCATCGGTTATTAGAAAGATACAATTAGTGGCTCCTTCTGTTACAGCTCCTAGTACTGGTGGAGATAAGGAAGTGACTCGTTGGATTGATGACTATGCTGTTGCCTTAGAAGAGGTAGTGAAATGGCTGACTGTTATGGAGAGTAAGACGGAGTTCACTCGACAATATTTAGAGCTGTTTAATGAGGCTTGGGATGAGCTAATCAGTGCAATGGAGGAGGCTGGGCTTGAAGGTAGTGAAGCTATTCTTGATTTGATTCGAAGAACACGAGAGCTTGGTATCGAAGTTAAGGTTCTTGATGAGTATATGCTTAAATGGCTGGATAAAGGAGCTGAGGGTTTAAATGCAATGGCGTGGGCTGCGGGAACTACTGAAGAGGAGCTGAAGAGGCTTGCTAATCTTGCTCTAACTACATTTAATAGTATGCTTGCGTCGGGGAGAACTTGGGGAGAGGCTCTTGCTGCTATGGAAGAGACCCTTCTAATCTTGAAACTCAGAATGGAAGCACTAGGAGTTGAGGGGGGAGCAGCGATTGATTCCCTTCTTGATATTGCATTAGTGCGAAGACTTTATTCTGACTTGTTTGAAGCTATAGAAGGAAATCTGGTGGTTTTAAATGCGTTAGGAAATACATTCTCTTTCTTTGGTGAAGAGGGAGCTCAAGCTTTTGCTGATGTAGCTGCACAAGCTAAGTCGTATTATGATAGGTTAATAGATGCTGGGCTGACTTCAGAGCAGGCTCTTGCAGTAATGGCTCCAACTCTAGAGAGGCTTCAGTTTTATGCTGAGGAGTACGGACTTGAGTTGGATGCAAATACGCTCGCTCTGATTGACCAAGCGAATGCTTTGGGTCTTTTAGAGGGGGCAGGACAGTCGGTGGTTGAGGTTTTAAGTGAAGGGTTCGCATCTGTTGTGACTGCTATTCAAGATTTAATTAATATTCTTATAGGAACTGGTGGGCTTGGTGATGCTCTTGATAATGTCGGTGGACGTTTTGATTGGGGCGAGAGGGGTATCCGAGGAGCGTCTCCAGGGATGGGGATTTCACCTGGCGGTTACTCTCCTCTAGGTATTCCTGAGAGTGGAGAGTTAGTGGCTGTCATCGAAATAGATGGGCAGAGATTTTATAAAGCGGTTGTGCCCTACTTTCGAAAAGGAGTAAGGTTTGGAGAATTTGATGAAGGAGACTATTGATGGGATATAATGGCTTTCTCTATGACAAGATAGTTCGAGAGGGAACCATAACAGCTACGCCTTCTACTGATTATGCTCCAGGCTATGAACCTTCGAAAATTAAGAATTTTTGGGTGGATTATGGAACTCGTACCAAATATGGAGCTGGGTCTGGTTGGGGATGGTTTTGGATAGGCACTGGTAATCAGAAGATAGATTTTAATGAGGGAGGAGGAGCTCTTGTAGCCACTCTAGCGACGGGTAGTTATGATGCGGATACTTTGTGTACAGAAATTAAATCGAAGATGGAGGCAGCAGGGGCGTTGACTTATACTGTGACGTATTCTGATACGACTAATAAATTTACGATTGCAGCGAGTGGGACTTTTTCTTTGTTATGGAATACAGGAGCGAACAAGGCGAACAGCGTAGCAGATACTATTGGTTTTGATGACTCAGCAGACGATACTGGGTCGGCTTCTTACACAGCAGATGCCTTACGAATTCATACTCATGTGTACAGGGATATTGAGTCAAAAGGTTCTGTGTCGATTGGTGCGACAGCTTGTGCTCTTTATGGCTTAAACGTGACTTCTTCTTACACGGTAATGAAGCTTCAGCGTTATACTACTAGCTGGGTGACTGTTGCGACTTTTTCTTATGATGCAGTCAATGGGCGAGCAATCTGTTTTTTTAGTTCTGTGAGTGCTTCTAAGTGGCGTATTTATATAGCAGATAAGGCGAATCCTGATGGGTACATAGAGTTGGGGACTGCTATTTTAGGGGATTACAAACAGTTGAGTCGTACCTATGAGTATGGGGCTACTTGTGACCTTGATGATGCAAGCCGTCATACCTTCTCGAAAGATGGACATTTGAGTGTTGTGCAGGGTAGGAATATAGAGCTTCAGACTGTGTTATATGAGGTGTTGGATGCAGACGAGGCGAAGTTGGAAGCGGTGTTTCTGGCTACACGAAAAAAGTATCCTCTTGTTTTTGTTGAGGATTACCCCCAGGCTAAAGAATCTATGAAGTTTATTATTTTTCAGGGGAAATATGGGCGTACTTACCCTGGAAATCTCTTCAAAACAATTAAATTATCTTGGATAAGGCTAGACTAAAATGGTTAGTACATGGGATGAATTAGTAGATTTAGCCAATCCTAACGTAAGAGTCTTAGTAGAAGCAAATCCACGAGCCTATTATGCTTGCGGGGCTACCTGGATATCAGAAGGTAGTTCTACTTATTCACATCCCTGTCTTGAGGTGAAGGTTAATGCTACTACCGATGACGGGGTTGAGATGACGGAGAGAGCAACTATAGCTTTAGTTAAAGCAAATGCGGGTAGTTGGTATTTTGATAAACAAGCCCAGCTTATTTATGTTCGTTGCTTCGATGATGATGATTTGAGTGCCCCTGCCACAACCACAGTTGTTATGGTTTTCTGTTGGAAGATGTTTTCTACAGATGCCTGTGAGTTTAATGGAATCCAGTATATGCCTGTTGTTCGCCAAGACAGTATCCCTATGTTGGACTTGGCTGTTGATGACCTTGTTGAAGGGATGTATAGATTTAACTTTGGTAGCTTCCAAATGAACAATCCAGGTTGGTTTGATACGGCAGCCGAAAATTATTTATGGACTAACTGTAATGTGCTTATTAAGCTAGGGGGAGAAGACCTTCCTTATAGTGAGCATCTCGTTTATTTTGCGGGAAGAATCTCTGACTATTTTGTTAGTGACGAAGAGGTTACTTTCAGTGTAAAAGATTTGAGAGTTGGCACATATGCTCAGATTCCTATTGACCATTATTGGGTGAGTAACTACCCTAAATTAGCAGCAGGGTGGGAAGGACGACCTATTCCTGTTTTTTATGGGATAAAAACTAATATAATTCCTACCTGTATCAATACGAACCGACCAGCTCCTCCTTATGACGAAGGGGACTATCCTTCAGGAAGTGTGTGGAAGATAGCAGGGCGTAAGATTAAAGAGGTTACTAAAGTGACTTTGAATTTAGCAGGTCTGGATGAGTTGGTTTTAACTGAAACTACTCATTATACTGTTGATTTGAATAATGGTGAGTTCACTTTGCTTATCCCTCTTATATCTGGTGATTATCTTGAGGTTGATGCTAAGGGAATTGTGGATGGTAGTAATAATTTGATGGAAAAAGCAGGCGAGATAGCAAAGGATATTCTGAAAACTTATCTGGGTTATATTGATGATGATTTAGATTTGACCTCATTTACTACAGTAGACACTACCCGACCATATGAAATATGTATGTACCTTGATACGGATAAGAGTTCAAGACAAGTGCTTCAGACAATAGGGCGAAGTGTCATTGGTTTTTTTACTCCTGTAGAGAGTGGGAAGCTTGCATTTGAAATATATGTGGGAGGAGTGCCTGCGGGCACTATGTCGTTGTCTGATAGAGATTTTGGGGACGATTGGAAGGTCAAGTTAGATGACTTCTTTATACGGAATAAGGTTAAAGTGCAGTATAACCAGAATCCAAAGACACAAGAGTTTGAAATTGTAGAAAAGACAAATTATGCTGTGTTATATAAATATGGGGTACGGGAAACTTTAAATATAGAAACATATCTTAGAGAAGCGTCGGATGCTGGTACGATTGCTCAGGCGATTCAGAATTTATGTAGTACCCCTGTTAAGATTGTAGAGACTTCTTGTGGGATAAAGGCTTTCAAATTGTTTCCAACACGGAAAGTTAAACTTACTCGAAGTCGAGCAGTTGATACTTCGGGAGCCTGGACGGATAAGCTTTTTAGAGTGAAAGAGATTGTAAAGGATAATGCTAGTGAGCGAACCCGCCTTTTCGTGGCAGATGATTTTCAACTGCTTGGGGATATCCCCCATGTGAATATTGCTCATGTGAATACTGCCTATTCACATTCAGTTCATACGGATACCCCTCATACGGATACCCCACACGAAAACACAGCTCACTCGAACAGTCCCCATACGGATATTTCTCACGTTAATACTCCTCACACACATGTTCCGCATCAGGATGGAGGAACTCATACAGATGACCCCCATGAAGACATCTGGAATGACGAGCATGATGATACTCCTCATTATGACCATGAGGATGCTCCTCATGTAAATATTCCTTATTCACATACTCCTCATACGAACACAGGACACTCCGATAGTCCCCACGAAGACCATTTTGATGAAGTAGACTATACGGATGAACCTCATGAGGATGAAACTCATGAGAATATACCTCATGTAGACGACCATGTGGATAATCCACATGTGAATACAGCTTATTCACATACTCCGCACACAGATACACCCCATACGAATACACCGCATCAGGATACCCCGCATTTTGATACAAGCGTTTAAAGATATAATTTTAATAAAAGTTTCTTGTACCCCTGTTTGGTGGTATAGTATATATGAATTAATGAGTGAATAGTATGGAAGTTTTGTGGAAGGCGTAAAATGGCAAAGAAGACAAAATTTAGTGAAGAGTCGGAATTCGATAAACATGTCCGACAAAATGCGACGGTTGCTCATGAGACTCCTAAGCATTTTCACAGAAAAAATGTTTTTAAGGATGTATCAACGGGAGCACCCGAAGCTGGTTATCCTGTCAAACTTAATTCTGTTGGGGATGTGGATGATTCAATGCTTCCCCCCGAAGTTTTGGTAGATAACCAACCTCTAAGTGCGAGCAGGAAGGTGCATATTTCCGACAGTGCCCCAAGTGGAGGAACCAACGGAGATATTTGGCTTGAATATTAAATAGGAGGAGAGAGTATGGCTTTAGCAATTAAACTTATAGGCTGTAACGGGCTTTGTAGGCGGTGTTATGAGAACCGTATTAGGTCTGTTGGTATTGATACGAGTTACGATATTGATGCAATTATTTCGAGTATGGAGAAGACCTATGTGGAAACTCCTAAGCATCTGAAGTCTAATCATATAGCTATTCATGGGGGAGAGCCTTTGTTGATGAAGTTTGAGGACTTGGAGAGGTTGGCAGCTAAGATTCATGAGCTCTGTGGTATGGTGAGTATCCAGACGAATGCTACGTTGATTACTTCTCAACACATTGAATTGTTTAAAAGGTATAATTTTCTGGTCGGTATCAGTCTTGATGGAGATACTGCTGAATTGAATCTTGGTCGATGGAATGCAGAGCCAATGCCGATGGAAGAAGTTCAGAAAATGACAGATAAAGTTCTTTATAATCTGAAGGTGTGTAGGGATGCTGGGTTAAGAGTTGGTGTGATTTCCCTTTTGAGTAAATATAATGCTACAAAGGAGCGATTACCTGGGTTTATACGATTTCTATTAAGATTGAAGGATGAGTTCGGTGTTGGGTCTCTTCGAACAAACGAAGCCCTTATCTATGAGGAGAAGGATAAAGCCGAGGAGGAGCTGTCTGAGAGCGAATTAGGCTATGCTTTTTGCCAGATTGCAGACGTTTGTTTATCTGACCCTAGCATAATCTGGTTTCCTTACAGAGACATTGTTGACCTCTTATTTGGTTTCTATGCGGAGTGCACTTGTATTTTTACAAAATGTGATGTGTTTAAGACGCATTCTGAGACGACAATTTTGGCTGATGGTGGTTTGGGAACGTGTCTAAAGGGAGGACTAGCCATAGATGGTATCCAGGCTTTAGTTGCTGAAGGGAAGAGTATTGGAGAGCGGTATGAAATTCTTTCTCAGATTCCTCAAGAGCAGGGAGGATGTAAAGATTGTTGTTACTGGTGTATGTGTCATGCGGGGTGTCCAGGAGACTCAATAGACGATGATTGGAGGAATCGAACAAGGTATTGTGGAGCTTGGAAGCAACTTTTTTCTCATATAGAGAAGAAGATTAAAGGGATAATCCCTAACTTTTATTCTTCACCTAATTTTTATCCAATAAGACCGACAGCAGATTTGGTTCAGGCTTCATTACGAGCAGAGAAAGGGTCAACTTGGAGAGCATTCGCTAGGTTTGATGTGGAAAATTTAAGGAAGCAAGCTTTTGAACTTGGGAAGAGTGTTCCTACTACTGGTCATAGAGACAGTGGACATAAAGATATTAAACATAGGGACATTGCACACGGTAATAAAGTACACAGAGATATTCCTCATGGTAACAAGGTTCATAAAGATGTTGTGCATAACAATAAAGGACACAGAGATATACCGCATGGGGATACTGCTGCCTCACCAGATTGGAGCGGGAGAAAGTGATGCCTGAATCTACTCCTGTTATGACCGAGTTTGTAGAAGAAGAGCTGAGAAGAGTGGTTTCCAAAGGCTGTGGACGGTTTCTAGATGTTGGAGCTGGTACAGGTAAATATGGGAAGATAGTTAGAAGATTGGCAGGGAGTCACGTGTGGCTAGAAGCTGTTGAACTTGAATCAGATTATATTTCTAAGTACGGATTAAATGGCATTTATAATAACATTTTTGTGATGGATATTATAGATTTTATGAAGGAGCACGTCGACCTTACTTATGATGTTATTATTATGGCAGACATTCTTGAGCATCTTAGAAAATCTGTGGGTATGGATGTTCTCCATTTTTTTGTTTATCGGTCAAAGTACATAATTGTTACTTACCCTGTTAAGTTTGTTCATATGTCTTACGAAGGGTATAAATCGGAGGCACATATTTCGGTTTGGGACGAAAAAGATTTTTCTTTGTTTGAATATACTCATGTCTCTAAAGAATATATGAGGCTTGTGGTTGTTAGAGGTTATTGGTCATGAAAGTGTCAGGTTTTATGCCGATTCGAAATGCAATTTCTGGTGGTTATCCATTCCTTGAGGCGATTATTTCAGTGTTGCCCGTTGTTGACGAGTTTATAGTTGCCGATGGGGAGAGTGATGATGGTACTTGGAAGGCTCTAACAATGTTGGCGGATGTTTCCCGTAAAGTAAAGCTTTATAAGGTTCCCTGGAAGAAGTCTAAGGCTTGGCTATGGCTGGATGAGACGATAGAATATTTAATTTCACTAGCGACAGGGGATTGGGTGTTTGAAGTACAGGGAGATGAAGTTTGGCATGAGGAGAATGTCAAAGGGTTACGAAATATTATTAATGAGGCAGAGCGTGGAGGTTACAAGTCGATTAGAAGTATGTGTGTAGAGAGTCTTTGGGATGCTCTTAACCTTGCATATGATTATAGGAATGTTAGAATTCTTAAGAAAGTTCCTGGGTTGGCAAGCTATTGGGGAGGAGATGACTTTCAGATTGGTGAATGGAAGCCTGTTGAAGGGAAGTACCTTAAACATCATGTTCCTCCAGAGGTGGAGGTGGAGTTTGGTTTCTTCCATTTTCATCGGATGTTTCCTGAGAATTGTGAGACTGCTTATAAATTGATAAAGGAAGAGCTTGCTTCAGAAGTTCCAGCAAGGCAGAAACCTATGGTTGAACCCTACGTTCCTAAAAGTGGGAAAGTTTTCGATGGTTTGCCTGCAATTATGAAGGGGCTGGCTTATAAAAAGAAGTATGAAGTTCGAAGTGAGATTTTTGATAGAGGCTGGTTGAATGAAACTACGGGACTTGACTATGGGGTTCCGAGGGTTTGGCATATTACTGGGCAGTCCAGATTGCCTGGATATTATGATAAGTGTGACGAGAGGAGGAAGTTATATCCAATGAAGTTATTTAGCGGTTTTAAATTAGATAGTTTTTTGAGAACGGTTTGGCTTACAAAGGGAGCAAGAGAGGCGTGGAGTAATGTATTTGCTGAGGCGAATATAATTCTTCCAGAGCTAGAAATTGAGAGTGTTGTCCGACGACATAGACTTTGTTCTTGGCAGACTATTCCTGAAGAGAGTTATGAAGGTAAGGCAGAGTATTGGGCAAGTAAGGGTTTATGCTCTGGGGTAATAAAGCGAGTTCGTTGTTTTGAAGGATTTGCTCATAGGCATGATGAACCTGTTGAGGGAGAGCCTGCTCTGGTTTGTTGTATTGTTGCTCAAACTCCTGGTGATATTGAAGAATTTAAACAAGCGGTGGATAGACATGACCATTATGCTCAGGGAATGTTGCTTGGCTTTCCTAAGTGTTGCTCTCAGTTTTTTGCTGATGCCTGGGCTCAGGGTTATGTTGACCCTGTTTGGCAAGCAGCTACTAAATCACGTTATGAGAAACAAGGACAGAATCATTTGAGGCTTTCTTTTTCTCATTTGGCTAATCCGCTTTTGAGGTTTGCTAGAGTGCGTCTTTCTTTTCATCTTCCTTGTTCGTTTAAGTGTGAGGAGTCGACGAGAATTTCTCAACAGCGTTTGGATATTCTAAAAGGAATGAATCCTGAGCTTGCTGAGAAGTTTGAGCAGTTGCTACGGATGCCAATGAGTTGGGATTGTTATCATGGTATAGCAATTATAAGAACGCCACTTTTTTATTTTGTGACGAACTCTTCTCCTACTGTAGAGCGATTTGTGGTTGAACTTAAAGGTGATTATATTCCTTCTGAGGCAAAGAGGGGGTTAGCCTACCCTAATAATTTAGTGTGAGGAATATTCTGGTTGGAGAGATGCATGTTAAATGCCTCATACTAATACGGTTTATGACCATACTCCTCACACGGATGTTCCTTATTCGCACACCCCTTATGGTCATACTCCTCACACGGATATTCCTTATTCGCATACTCCCCATACAGATGTTTCTCATGTTAACACCCCCCACACAAATGTTCCTCATACGAATGGAGCACATACGGATATTCCTTATGAAGACCATTTTGATGAGGTAACTCATACGGATGAGCCTCATGAAGATACTCCTCATATGGATGACCCGTATTCGCATACTCCTCACACGGATGTAGGACATACGGATGTTCCTTACTCTCATACTCCTCATGTAAATTTAACTTATGAGCATACTCCCCATACGGATATAGCTCATACAAACACAGGGCATGTAAACATTCCTTATGAAGACCATTTTGATGAGGTAGACCATACGGATGAGCCCCATGAGGATGAAACTCATGAAAACACACCTCATGTGAATACTCCTTACTCCCATACCCCTTACAGTCACACCCCTCACACGGATGCCCCTCCTCATACAGATGTTCCTTATAATCATACCCCTTACAACCACACCCCCCATACGGATGTAGCTCATTCTCACACTGCTTACAGTCACACCCCCCATACGGATGTAGCTCACACGGATACCCCTTACTCTCATACCCCTTATAATCATACTCCCCATACGCATGTAGTTCATACAGATGTTCCTTATTCTCATACTGCTCATGTTAATACTCCTCATACGGATATTTCTCACGTCAATACTCCTCATACGGATGTCCCTCATACAGACCAGTTGACTCATACGGATGACCCTCACGAGGATATGTGGAACGATGAGCATGAAGATTATCCTCATTATGACCACGATGATGCACCTCACACGAATACTCCTTACAGTCATACCCCTCATACAAACACAGGGCATTCGGATAGTCCTCATGAAGATTATTATGACGAAGTAGCACATGAAGATAATCCTCACGAGGATGAAACTCACGAGGATATTCCTTATTCCCATACTCCTCATGTGAATACTCCTTATAGTCATACCCCTTACAACCATACCCCTCATACGGATGGGGCTCATACAGATGTTCCCTACTCACATACTCCCTATAATCATACCCCTCATACGGATGTGGCTCATTCGGATACTCCTTACTCCCACACTCCTCACACGGATGTAGGACATACGGATGTTCCTTACTCCCATACTCCTTATGGTCATACCCCTCATACGGATGTGGCTCACACAGACGTGGCTCATGTGGATAACCCTCACTATGATATTTCTCATGTTAATACTCCTCATACGAACACTCCTCATCAAAATGGAGCACATACAGATACTCCCCATACCGACTATACTGATGAAGGTTCCCATGAGGATGACCCTCACGAGGATACTCCTCATATGGATGACCCGTATTCTCATACTGTTCATGTGGATGTCCCTTACTCTCATACTCCTTATAGCCATACTCCGCATGAAAATTTAACTTATGAGCATACTCCTCACACGGATATTCCTCATGTAAATACAGGACATATTGATAGTCCTCATGAAGATATGTGGAATGACGAACATGAAGATACTCCTCATGAGGATTTGCTTCATGAGAACGAAGCTCATGTGAATGTTCCTCATACAAATACTCCCCATTCGGATGCTCCTCCCCACACGGATGTCCCTTACTCTCATACTCCTCATACGAATAGTCCTCATACAGACCAATCAAGGTTTTTCTATGTTAAAGATTCGGATACCTGGAAGGAGACCAAAGTTCATGTAAAGGTAGGCGGAACTTGGAAGAGGTGTAAAGTTTATTACAAGGAAGGTGGTATTTGGAAGTTAATTGATAGCGGAAATTGGTAAGGTTAGATATGAAGCTGAAGGTTGACAAGAAAGGTTTCTATAGTTATTATAAATAACAGAAGAGTGAGCAAAAATTTAAACTTTTTCGGAGGAAAAAGTGGCAAATGCATTATATGGTAAAGGAAGACAGAAATTCCTGGAAGGCTCTATTGCCTGGTTGACCGATGATATTAAGTTGTATTTTGTTGACTCTGCCGACTACACCCTCAGTATTGACGTAGACGAGTTCGCTGATGATATTCCTGCTGGTGGTAAGGTTGGCACGTCGGGCAATTTTGCCAGTAAGACCTCTACTCTAGGGGTAGCTGATGCTGCTGATGTGACGGTTGCTTCTGTTTCTGGAGACCCGTTTGAGTATATTGTTATCTGGAAGGATACAGGAACACAATCAACCTCCCCTCTCATCGCTTGTATTGATACTGCTACAGGTTTACCTTGCACACCTAATGGTGGAGACATCATCGTCCAGTGGGATAGTGGTGCCAACAGAATCTTTAAACTTTAAGGAGGTAGTAATGCCAAATTATAACAATATGACGTTAGCTCAGCTTGAGAAAAAGAAAACTGAACTCTCTATGAAACGGGATGAGATTCTTGAAGAGCAGAAGGCGATAGCAGAGGCTATAGAGACAAAAACTGCTGAGGAGAGTGCGAAGGTTAAAGTGGAAGATATGTCACCTGCGGAGAAAAAGAAAGCTGCTCAGATTTTGGGTGTTGAAGGTATCGAGTCTGGAGCTGACGGGTAAAGTCTTTTTTCATAGTTTACTAGAGGAATTCTGTCTTTCTCGTGGATGGAGTTCCTCTATATTTTTGTAGGAGGTCTGTTATGAAGAAGGTAGATTTGCTTTCTTTGCTTGCCGAGAACTATCAGAAGGTTGAAGCACCTGAAGAAGCCTATGGTAGCACTCCTGAGAAAGAGCAGTTTGAGGCAGAAGGAGTGGCATTCTATAAGGTGAATGTCTATAAGATAAAAGGAGGTGTGGGAGAGAGAATAACAATTTACTTCTATGTGAAAGATGAAGGTGAGGCAGGTGAAGAAGCTTTTTTCCGAGGAGATATTGAACCTTATAAAGACCTTGACCCGCATCCTTACAGGGATATGGTTACAAACTTGATTGATGAGAAGATAGGTTCAAAAGAGATTTTACGAGGAGTTGTTTTAGAAGCAGATGAGAAGGCAGAGTTTGCTCTTGTGAGGGCATTCGTTTTGGAGGGGGGTGTTGCTGTAGAGAAAAGGTATTTTGTTTATGAGGATGACAAAGAAACGATTCAGTTTATTCTAGCCAGTCCTATTCTTATTACATAGGAGAGGCAAGAGATGGCTGATGTCACACAAGCCTCTGCAACCGCAAGCACGACTGTAACCTCAACCAGTTATAGTCTTATCGCTGGTATGTCTATCACGCCAGGGGTCGCTGGCAATTATCTAATTTGGTTTAGTAGCACATTTTATACAAGCTCTGATACAGATGTATTTGCAGCAGTCTATGTGGGGGGTGTCCTTCAAGCAAATTCAGAGAGGTTTTTTTGGCAGGAAGGTTCTATTCCTAACGCACATATGGCGATTGGCACTTGTTGGTATGTCACAGGTGTAGGTGTGACTGATTCGATTGAGATAAGAGCGAAATCTCCAAGTGGGACTATAAATATTTTAGAAAGGACGATGATAATTCGTAAGGTTACTGCTGCTGATGTAGCTCATAATTCTCATCTTGCAGAGCAGAGTTTTTCATCTGAAACAGTTTTAACAAATTGCACTTTGACTCCTGGTTCAGGAGATTGGGTTGCATGGTTTACTGCCTCCTGTAGAGGGGATACTTCAACTCAAACTTATCAAACGAGAATGTTCAAAGCTGGTGTTGCTCAGGCTCATACATTAAGGAAGTATTTTATAGAAAGTTCGATTGCAAATGCAGAAGCGTTTTATGTTTCACAGATGAAGATAGCTAATCTTGGTGCGTCTGAGGTGGTGGAAGTAAAAGGACTTCCTTCATCAGGGAATATGATTTGTTGTGGAAAAGCTCTTACTATGCACAAACTGGATGAGGGGCTTGTGGATGAGGTTAATAATGCTACTGAAATAAACACATCAAGCACAAGTTATGTTGCTATGACAGGGATGACAATAACACCAGGAGCAGGTGATTATTTGGTTTTCTTTTCTGCTCAATTTCGTAAAACTCAATCAGGGGTGACCAACACGATTCAGTTTGCGATACATAAAGATTCCACAATAGAAGCTCATACAGAAAGAGATATTACAGTTGAGGAATCTCTGGATGCAGGAAATAATTATCCTGGTGGGACTATAGCATACCTTCCAAGTGTAGGTGCAGGCGTGGCTATAAATATCAGGTGGAAAATAAGTGGTGAGACTGCTTACTGTACGGAAAAAACACTAACTGTGGTAAAAATAGAAACGACACAGACACTTCTTCCTTCTGGGATAGCTTCCCTAGAGGCTTTCGGTGCAGCTTCCGTGTGTAGAGAAATTAATGGAATAACAAAAAATAATGCAGGAGCTGTTCTTGGCTCGTGCCATACTTTTCTTTGCAGGGATAATGGAGATAACACCTGTGATTATATCGCTTATGTTTTGAGCAATGCTTCAACAGGAGCTTATTCTTTTATTGCTCCCCATGATAAGGATTATTTTGTTCTGGCATGGAAGGATGATAGTCCTCATGTCTTTGATGTGACTGACCATGTGTTATAGGAGAATTTGTGGCTAATCTACTTGTTGATATTAAAAGCTCGGCTTCGGGGTCTGCTCCGAGTTCGTGGGGGACTGTACCAGGTTTGAGTGCGACTGGAATTACTGTTCAAGGAACGAATAGTGTTCTACTTCTGATTGCTCATGTGCAGATTGATGATGTTGGGGATGAAACAGCCGAATTTCGTTTTAAGGTTAATGGTTCTGTCGTAGGCAGTCCAATCCTTACTGCTTTTGCTGATTCTAGTAGTGGAGAGGTACAGGGCTTAACACTGGTTTGGGCTATAGATGGGTTGTCTGGTTCAGCAAACAGCTTTTCTGTGGAATGGCAGATAGTTACAGGAACTCCAATAATTGATACGACAAAACCGCATTCATTCCAGATTATAGAGCTTCCTGGTGGGACTGCGGAAATTAAAGTTGACCAATCATCTTCTGGTTCAGCTACTGCAACCTCATCATGGGCTAACCTTTTTAGTGCTTCTGGTATCTCTATAGCAGGGACAGGCAGTATTCTCTTGCTGTTGGGGAATGTTCCTATGGAGATGACAGGAACAGATGAGGGTTGTGATTTTCAATTCTCGGTTGATAGTACAAGAGAAGGTGCTATCACATCAAGCTGGGTTGACAATGCTCTTGAAGGAACGGGCTGGTCGGGGATTCATGTTAAAACTGGTATATCAGGTAGCCATAGTTTTGAACTTCAATGGCAATTACGACAGGGAACTCCCACAGCCGATACAGGAAGGCTACGAACATTTCAGGTTGTAGAGATTAAGCAAAACGCAGAGCTGAAAATTAATCTAATTACCAAAGCAACAGCAGCGTTGCCTGATTCATGGGCGAATATTAATGGGCTTTCCGATTCTTATACTCCTTCAGTGTCAAATACAATAGCCTTGATGATAGGTAATATCCAGATGGATGATAATGTGAATGATTCTTCTGCCCAGTTTCGATTAGCGATTGATGGAACAGAGGAAGGAGCTTACGTTAATTCTCATTGTGATGAGGTGAATGGCGTTGCTAGGGTTTGTTTAGCATGGGCGGAAGAAAATTTGTCAGTGGCTTCTCATACATTTTCTGTGCAAGGAGATAGGCTTCAGAATACTCCAAACTGTGACCCTGATAGAGAGAGGTCATTATTTGTGATAGAGCTTACTGCTGCCATATATCTTGTTCCTTCAGGAATAGCGAGTGGTGAAGCTCATGGTGCGACCACAGTTGTGCCGACTACTTTTAAGCTTGAGGGATATACTAAAGATAAAAATGGAAGTGTTCTTGGGAGTTGTAAATGTTTTCTGTTTAAAGATAATTTAGATAATACGCTCACATATGTTGGGTATACATTGAGCAATGCTTCAACAGGAGCCTATAGTTTTACTGGGATAGAAGATGGGCTTGCTCAATATTTGGTGGTAGCTTGGAAGGATGATACTCCTCATGTGTTTGACTGTACTGACCATGTGCTCCAGCCAACAGAGGAAGAATAATGGCGAGTCATGACCTTTATCTTCGTTCAGATGCTGACAAGGGCGAAACTTCGCCTGATATGGATTTACGTCTGCGTTCTGATACAGATAAGGCTGGCTTGGTTATTTCTGCTGCGGGTAATATCGGTAGTTTGGAAGCATTTGGGAGTCTTCAAGCAAACTTTAGGGTATTTCCTTCTCCCGTCCCATCTGCGGAGGGTTTTGGTACTCTCAAAGCTAATCATAAAGTGGAGCCTTCTGGAGTAGGGAGTCAGGAGGGACATGGAAGTCCCCAGTTAAATCTCAGGTTGCTCCCTTCTGGCTGGGAAGAGGTAGTGTTTGGAAGCCCACAATTAAATCTTAGACTGCTCCTCTCAGGGATACCTGGTGGTGAGAATTTTGGTACTGCATTTATAAATTTACAGCAAACACTTCTTCCTGGAGGCATTGGTAGTTTAGAGGGTTTCGGTACTGCATTTATAAATTTACAACAGACGCTTCTCCCTGGAGGAGTTGGTAGTTTGGAGGGGTTTGGCACCTCTAAATTGAATCATAGATTGATTTTGTCTGGTATTGGAAGTCAAGAGGGCTTTGGGAATGGACAGTTAAATCTTCGATTATTGTTATCAGCTATCGAGAGTCAAGAAGGTTTTGGTACAGCTTTTTTAAACGTATTGCAGAGTTTACTTCCTTCGGGTATTCCTAGTCTGGAAGGTTTTGGCACCGCTTTTCTGAACGTAATTCAAACGCTTCTTCCTGGAGGTATCGGTAGTTTGGAGGGTTTTGGGACTGCATTCCTTAACGTGTTCCAGACTCTTCTTCCTGGAGGCATTTCGAGTCAAGAAGCTCATGGAAATGGTGGGGATGGACAGATAAATCTTCGGTTATTATTGTCAGCTATTGCGAGTCAAGAAGCTTTTGGTCTTCCTTCTGTTACTTTAGGGGTGCAGGATATATTCCCGTCAGCTATTGGTTCTCTTGAGGCTTTCGGTACTGCTGGAGTAGGTCTCTTGATTGCTCCTGGTGGGATAGGAAGTTTGGAAGGGTTTGGCACCTCAAATTTATATTTTAGAATCTTTCCTAATCCTGTTTTAAGCGGAGAAAGTTTTGGTTCTCTATTGTTGAAACTCTTCCTCTTACCTTCAGGGATTGGAAGTGGTGAAGGGTTTGGTACTCCTAATGTTGCTCCTGTTTTGATTCTTTTGCCTTCGGGGGTTGCGTCTCTTGAGGGTTTTGGTACTTCTCAATTGAACTTTAGAGTCTTTCCTTCTCCAGTATTAAGTGCTGAGGGTTTTGGTACTGCATTCTTAAATTTACAGCAGACACTTATCTTATCGGGTATTGGAAGTACTGAAGTCTTTGGAAGCGGACAACTGAATCTTCGATTGTTGCTATCGGCTATTGAGAGCCAGGAAGGTTTTGGTACTGCATTCCTGAACTTGCAGCAAACAGTTATTCCAGCAGGAATTCTATCGAGTGAGCAGTTCGGTAATTTGGTGCTTGTTTTGAAGGTACTACCCTCTGGGATAATAACTGCTGAACTGTTTGGTGCTTCAAAAGTTAATTATGTATTGAGTCCTTCTGGTGTGGAGACTGTAGAAGGTTTTGGTACTCCTCAATTAAATTATCGGTTGATTATGTCTGGTATTCCAAGCGAAGAGCAATTTGGTGATGCAACCTTTGGTCTTTATCTTATTCCTTCTTCTATAGAGAGTGAAGAGGGGTTCGGGACAAGTAAATTAAACTATGGTATAATCCCTGATGGTGTTATAAGCGAGGAGCAATTTGGTGATGCTCAGCTTAATTTGGAATTGGTTCCGATTGCAATTCCGAGTTCGGAGGTATTTGGTAGTGCGAATGTTGAGTTAGTAGTCGACCAGTATATTGTTGTTCCAGGACTTGCTAGTGGGGAAGTTTTTGGACTTCCTTCTGTGGCAGTTTTTTATCCTGTATATTTTAAAGTTGCTCCAAGAAATAGAATTATTGAGGTTGCACCGAGAGGCAGAATGCTCCCGACAGGCACGAGAAGTAGGTTCTTTGAAGTTGTTCCTAGAGATAGGATGAAGAAGGTTAAAAAGAGAGGGAGAACAATGAAAGCTTCTGGAAGGAGGTAATAATGGCAGCTATTCCGATTTATTATAAAAAGGCAAGTGAGAAATACCCTATTGGTTTAGAATATCCTCTTGAAGATATTCCTACTGGGGATTCAATAGCAGCAGTGTCTGTAACGATTGACCCTAGTGGAGATTTGGCAACAGAGGGTAGTCCCAGTTACAGTGGCAGAAATTGTTCTGTTTGGGTTAAAGATGGAGTGGTGGGGAAGCGTTATCATGTGACGTTTGAAGTGACTACATCACTGGGTTATATTTATATTGACTCAATCCTGGTGGAGGTCAAGGAGGATAAATAAATGAATTTTAGTATTAAATCTTGGCAAGCTTTTGCGATAGGGTTAATACTGGTGGAAGGCAATGCCTTCATTAAATCCTTATGGATTCCTGAATTCCCCTTTGCAGAAGTGAATACGTTTTTGGTGTGGCTTCTTGGGTTTTACTTAGTAAAACGGGTAGCTCAGAAGTCTCCTAAATTAGGAGGGAATAATGCAATTAACACTAAAACACCTTAAAATTATTGTTGTTTGTTTGGCTGTTTTCTTTGTGCTATTTGGTGCATGGAGCATATGGAACTCGGTTGACTACAACAAGAAGAAAGCGAACTTCCTAAAGGATAAGAAGGAGAGGGAGGGAATTATACAGACGCTGACGATTGAAAAGGAGAAGGCTAAAACCGAGGCTGCAATATCTGCGGAAGCAGCTAAGGTTGCGGCTAAGGAACGAGACAAGGTAAGAGCTGAACTAAAAGAGGAGCGAGAGAAAGTTGAGGAGGTTGTTGAGGAGGTTGAGAGAATGGAGCCTGGTGAACTTGTCATAGTTACGCAGACGTTGTTGAAGATGGGGACAGAGCACATCTATAGAAACCCTGAAGGGGTTCAATTCTCTTTGGCTGCTACGAAGCGGTTAACCGTTGAACTGACTTACCTAGATTTCTACCGTGAGACGGAGAGACCAAAGTTGATTGCGTCTGATAAGAAGGCTAAGGAAGAGGCAGTGTACTGGCATAATGCATACGCTACTTTGTCTGAGGGAGCTTTGAAGAATTGTGAAGAGACAGTGAAGGAGCAGGCGGAACAAATAGCAGAGGATGACAGACAGCTCAAAAGAGCTGAAAAGCAGATAAAAAGAGCTTCATTTAAGGCTACTGTTAAGACTGTCGTTGCGGTTGGAGTTGGATATGTAATCGTTAAGGAGGTCATAATTCCATTATTTCGGAGGTAATCGTGCCATCTAAATCTAAAGGAAAGGGACAAAAAAATCCAGGAGGGAGAGGGGATGCTATTGAGGCAGCTATGTTTGTGGAGATGTTTGGGAAGACTGTTGCAACCCATATTGAACTTACATCTAAAATGGATATGCTTTGTACTGAGCTTAGGGAGAATACAAAAGCTACAAACAAGTTGTTGGGGCATTTGGGTGCTCTTCCTGAAGTTTTGGGAAAGGTGAAAGGTACGGTGGGTTTAATAAAGTGGGGTCTTATCCCTGTCATTTTAAGTTTAATCGGTTTGGTCTGTTTTCTTGCGTCCAAATAGTTTTAAGTGAGGTGATTAATATGGGAGACATTTCAAGAAATTTTAGTTACTCAGAGTTCAAGGTAAGCAAAACTTTTCCTCATGTAGCGAATGCGATTGAATTGACGGAGTTGGATAAATATAAATTTTTCTGGCTCACTCATCTATTCCTACAGCCGAGCCGAGACGCTATCCAGAAAACGGATAAAGAGGACTTGCCTATTATCGTTTCAAGCGGTATAAGGAGAGGAGAATTAAATGGTCTAGTAGGAGGAGTCGCCTCCTCAGACCATAACTACAAATTTTATTCTGCTGCCACAGATATTATTGTAGGCAGTTATAAAAAGAGACTTACTGGAAAGAACCTTGACCAGATTTATGAAACTTGTCGAGAAAATCGGATGTATGCGAAGCAGTTTATTTATTATTATCCTTATGTGGATGGTCAAGGTAAGACTCATGGAGATTTTATTCATTTGTCTTTGCGGGATAAGACAGATAGGGTTTGGGAGGTGTTGTACTGTGCGAATCGAAATGGAAGACAGTATTTCACTTCTAAGCAGGAAGCGGAGGATTATATGAGGCAGGCAGGAGGAGGTTGAGCAAGAAAGTTTTTGTGTTTTCTGACGGATGTACTCCGAGCCGTTTGGAAGCGAAAAAGATAGAAGAGCTTTTCATAGAAGCTGAATGGTTTCCTATGGAGAGCGTTGAAAAATCTGATTTGATTGTTTACCACACCTGTGGTTATAGTGGCGAGAAGATTTCTCGGACACTTAAAATTATAGAGGAGTTTATTGAAAGAAAGCAGGCTTCTAGTAGGATAATTGTCTCTGGTTGTCTTCCGATAATTTATAAAAAAGCTTTGGAGTCTTTCGGTAAGGAAATCTTGGGCTTCATGGATTTTAATTTTGATAAATTGTATGTTTCAGACTGTGTTGAGAATGCGATTGATTTGCGGGGAGCAGATGCTTATCATCTTGTTGTAGCTTCGGGTTGTAATAATGTTTGTTCTTTCTGTTCTATAAGAAAGGCGAGGGGTCGATTAAGAAGTAAACCGATGCGTGAGATTGTAAAAGAATTTGGAGAGGCTATTGGTGCGGGTTATAGAAGATTTTATTTGTGGGCTGATGATTTAGGAGCTTACGGGACGGATATTGGTGAAACATTTCCTCAACTTTTAGCGAAATTGATTTTTTCTCAGCCACGAGAGTTGGAGTATTGTTTCTATTTATTTAGATGCAATGCTCAGTGGGTTATTCATTACTATGAAGGGTTGGAGAGAGTTTTAAAATTAGGGAAGGTGAAACAGTTGTATATCCCCGTTCAGTCTGGAAGTGATAAGATTTTGAAGTTGATGGGAAGAAACTATGTGATTGAAGATGTTAAAAGGTGCTTTCTCAAGTTGAGAGAGGAGTTCCCAAACCTAAATCTTGGGGTATACATGTTGGTGGGGTTCCCAGGAGAGACGGAAGAGGACTTCGAGAAAACGAAGGAGTTTTTGGAGAGTATAGATTATAATGAGATTCTTATTGGTAACTATACTGAGGTTGTTGGAACTCCCTCTTATTATCTGGACGGGAAGGTTCCTGCTGAGGTAAGGCATAAAAGGCAGACGATTTTACGAGGGTTAAAGAATGAATTACAAAAAGGCTCTGGAAGTTAAACGGTACAAAGGAGAGACTCCCTTCTCTAAGTTGGCTTTTTGTGGTATTAAAAAGCCTCTTTATGATTTCCAAGTAAAGGGAGTTGCCTATATGCATTATGCTAACAGGTGTATCTTAGCTGATGCGACAGGTCTAGGTAAGACTGTTCAGTGTGTTGGGCTCTTCCAGCTTCTTGAACATCTGGGGCATAATAATAAGTGGATAATTATAGCTCCTCCGAGCACTATTTTTCAGTGGGAAGAAGAAATTAAAAAGTTTACTACTCTTCCTCCTCCTGCGTTAGGCATTGGAAATAGAAACGAGCGGATGGGCTTTTATATTGCTTCTGATTTCTGGCAGGTCTATATTACTTCTTATCAGATATTATGGCGGGATTGGGAGATGATAGCAGATGTGGGAGTGAAGAATTGGGTGTTTGATGATGCACATTTTTTCCGTCATCATAGCACAAAAACTGCTCGGATTGTTAAGCACCTGACTAAGGGGGCTGAGCGTATCATCTTGGCTACAGCTACCCCCAAACAGAAAAGTACTATGGATTTGCATTCTCTCCTTGAATCTTTAGGACTTAATCACATTTTTGGGTCGGAAATTGGCTTCGAGAATCATTATTGTGTAATGAGGAAGACTCAGAGGACTCTCAGGGATGGGAGGCAGTTTTGGCAGAAAGAGGAAGTGGGGTTAAGGAACCCGAATGAGTTAAAGAGGAAACTGGAACCCTTCTTGATTAAGAGAACCTTTGCTGAGGTAGGGAAGGAGCTTCCAAGTCTCATTGTTAAACCTATCTGGTTGCGTATGCATCCTAAACAGGTTCACATACATGAACAACTTCGTCAAAAGATAATAGCTGCTTGGGACAAAGGAAAGATTCGAGAGATTCCTAACAAGGGGTATCATAGCATGATGCAGATTTGTTCGGGGACAAGAACCTTTGGGCTCCAAGAGGATGTCTCAGCTAAACTCGATGCTGTGATGCAGTTCATTGATGATAAATTGGGGACGGAAGGAGAGAAATTGATTGTTTATAGTTTCTACAAGGAGACCATACGAGCTATAGAACGACGACTGAAAGGGATGGGTCGGGAGGATTTTGTTAAAATCACTGGTGATGATGTCTCAAAGACCTCACGAGAGGCTGTCAGACGGGCGTTCAGGTACGATAACAACGTAAGGATACTCCTGGGCACCGATGCTATAGAAGGAGGCTTAAACTTGCAGTCAGCCCGATATTTGCTTATGGTGAATCTCATCCTAAATGCTGAACGAATGACCCAACTAATTGGAAGATTGAGAAGGCTTGGCTCTACACATCGGACAGTGGTAGTTTATCCTTTACTTATAAAAGGAACGCTTGAGCAAAGGTTCTGGGAAAGGCTACGGTATGAGAAAGCTCTGACTGATTATTTATTTGAAGAGAGGTCTGATATATTCCCTTCGCTGTCAAGTACAGAGCTGATGTCAATGATAAGAAGGTGTGGAGATTACTAAATGGATAAACCTCTACGTGATAAGATGATAGATTCTTTTGCGAAAGAGAGAAAGCGGAGTGCCAGCGAAGGTATTGCTCCTTCGATTGCATTTGAACGGGAAGATTATTTGGAATGCCAACAGAAGATACTAGGGTATATCTTCTACATAGGGAAGCTCCCTGCTCTTTTGAAAGCACTTGTTAGGCTCCAGCCAAAGTACTTTGAAGAGAACTACCGAGCTCTCTGGAATGTTTTTACTGTGTATAATAAAGAAACATCGGGGATGGTGGATGTTTCGACAATGAGAAGCCTCTTGAGAATAAGGAAGATAAAAGAGGAGAAGATATTTGACCTTGAGAAGGCTCTGGAAGAGTGTAGGGATGCTTGTACGGGTATGGATGAAGGAAAGTTTATTTGGTACATCGGGATACTCCAGGAGATATACAGGCGTATGCGTTTTGTTGAAATTCAGGAGGAGGGTTATAATGTTCTCAGCGAGAAGGGATTTGGGGAAGCACGAGACCATGTTCTGCTTGCTCTGAGTGACTTAGAAGGAGGCTTCCTGGAGATTACTCCTGAAGGATTTATATCAGATGAGACAGAGGCGTTGATAGCTTCCTCTACTGAGGCTTCTCGTGGTGGTTCGGCAGTAGACTTTGGTATTAACTCTTTGGATAATGAAGTGTTGGGTCTTCGGAGTGGAGATATGTGTTTGTTTGCTGGGTGGGCAGGTGTAGGGAAGACAGCTCTCATGGTTAACACAGCAGTACATGTTGCTTTTCATCAAAGGAAGAATCCAGTTTTTATTACTACTGAGACTGTCCGCTCCCAGGTGTTACGTAGGATATTCGCTCGGATAACCAGACTACCTGATTTTCCAGGTATTCCTGTGTCGGGGCAGAAGATGAAGAGTGGGAAGATGTCAGAGGAGGAAAGGGAGTCTTTGTTACAGATAAAACCATTCCTGAAGAGTACTCCTCATGGGCGTATCATGGTTGCACAGAGCCCAGCCAATGCTACTATGAGTTGGCTCAGAGGGAAGCTCCTTCAATATGAGACCATGTTCAAGGTGGACGTTCTCATGCTGGATGATATTCGAAATATGGTTCCTTCTCCACGAAGAAAGCAGGAGTTCGAGGAGGTTTCTCAGCTTCTCCGAGACTTTAAACGGTTGGCTCGTACACATACAAATCTAGGGCTTCCTGTGATAAGTCCTTACCATATTAATCGGGAGCTTTATAAGAAAGCAAAAGATGGGTCGGGTAATTATGACCTTTCAGGGTTAGCAAGCACATCTGAGGCGGAAAGGCAAACTGATATTGTAATTTCGCTATGGCAAGACGAGCAAAATCCCCAGGAGATTCGATTGGATATCCTCAAAATGCGGGATGGTCGAACAGGTGCACAAATTCGTATGGGGGTTGAATTTGACTATCAATACTTCTTTGAGATGACAGGAGGCATAGAAGAGGGGCACGACATAGAAGATTGAGGTAGCTTATGCGACAGTTAATGCAGCAACTCCTTTCAATTCCTATTGCAAGGGTTTTAAGCCATTATGGGTTTCCCATTCGTGGTAAGAGGGAGAAGGTACATCTTCTCTGTCCTTTCCATAAAGAAACAAGTCCTTCCTTTTTAGTGAATCTGGATAAGAATTTCTGCTATTGTTTTGGTTGTTCGAAGAGCTGGGATTCCATTGAGCTCATTCGAGAGTTTGATGGGTGTTCTTTCCTGGATGCTTTACAGAAACTGTGTGAGATAGGTAGATTTAAGAAGCTTGCTGAATCCGACCTGGGTAAGATTGTACGCAGTTTTAAGCGGGTAAGAACAGAGGTATTTACTGACCAGCAGGCTAGAGCTTACCATGCGTTTATTCTGAGGGTTGCTGATGAATTCTCCGAGTACTACCATTCTCTTAGTACCTGGAAGAATTGGATTTATCTAATAGAGTATATCTGGCAGGAATTTGACCAGATTTTTAGCGGGAAATCTACTCGACGGAAGTTTGATGAGATTAAAGATTGGTTTCACACCAATGTTCGGGTTGTAAAAAATACCCATGAAGTGTGGAGAAAATTACCAGTTCTAAAGAATGAAGCGTGGTTTGATAGGGTTGACTTTAAAAATGGAGCAAGGTAGACTTTGGGGGGCTGAGAAGGCGGAAATTGGGGGCGGAAATTGACGGAAATAGGGGTTAGGATGTTAGGTAGGTTAGTAGGTTAAGGTTGTTAGGTAGGTTGGTTGGGAAGTAGCTCAGTCAGGTTAGAGCACTGGTTTTGGGCACCAGGGTGTCGCAGGTTCGAATCCTGTCTTCCCAACTCTTCTTTACTAGGATACATCGAATACATACCCAGGATAGCATTTTATGGGTATTTTCAGGTATACTTTTTCCCCTGTTGGACAGGCTATTCATTTATATTATACCGACACACAGAACAGGTTGATAAGGTTGTAAAGGTTATTCTGTTAAACAGGTTAAAGGCGATTTTGAAAAAGACCTCAAAAATACTTTGTAAGTTACTGAAAACAAACAACTTAAAAACTTGACATATGGGGTGGACTATGTTAACATTATTATATGCATGGGACATCAAAGACAATCAGCGTGTTAAGCGTGTTGAGCATGTCTAGGATTCAAGCGTGTGGGGGTGTCAATGAATAATAAGGTTTTCTACGACTTAGAACTTGAAAAAACCCAATCAAGGATGTTGAACTCAGTTAAGCATGGCAAGGATGTTCAGGTCTATGAGTTCCTTTGCTTCTTAGGTTCATTTCATCAATATCTAACAATCCCAAGAAAGGTATATGGAGACTGGAAGACCCCAGGATACAGTGCTGCGAAGCCCTGGCTGGTTGTGTTGTCTAAGTATGCAAAGTTAGTTGGGATTCCAAAGGATATGGTGGGACATCTCCAAACTTGCGTGCGAACAAAGGATGTTCACTTGCTTGATTGGGTGATTACGCAGACAATGGATTCACTGCGTTCTCTTGTTAAAACTTTAACTAAGTAAGGGAGGATAGTATGGAGAAGTGTAAAGACGGTGGATGTTTTGAGGACTTTCATGAATCTCAGGTAGTTGTTCATGAAGATATGGTGCTTATCAGTAAAAGGATATGTAACAGGTGTGGTGCTGAGTCCTATCATTTGTATCAAGGGTATCAAAACATTCCAAAGGAAGAAGCTGGTAAGTTCATCTTGCCTTTTGGGAAGCTTGAAGAGCTTATTGAGGCAAGTGGGCTTCCTTTTAGATGGTTTTAAATTTAAGTATGGGAGGATAGTATGAGAGCATTAACTGAAGAAGAGATTGAAAGGTTTGCTTCTCGGAAAGGCGTAAAGAGGATAGCTGTTGAGAATTTCTTGATGAGCATGGGAGAGAGTTCAATGAATGCGACTGGTAACTTGTATCGTGATGCAGGGCTCTACGGTTGGAATCACTTCACTGTTCAGGCTATCAATGAAGGTATCCAATTAGCGGAGTTCGGATGATGAGTGATTTAAAGAGAGGCAAGATTAAAAGGTTGAGACAATCTTCGATGTCGGATGTTGTGGAGATTATGTTTGAAGATGGAAAGATAGTGCTGATTGAGAGTGGAGTAGGTTTTAGACGGCTGAAATATGTGTTGGATGCTAAAGATGATGGAGATTTGATTGGGAAGAGAGTTATGTATAAAGAAGATGGTCTTGGGGTGATGGTTGGTTTTTTACCTGAGATTTTGAAAGAAGTGGGAGGATAACATGAATGATTTAGAGACTTTGGATTTAGAGAGTCCAGCTCGTTTATCTCCTGATGATAATTCATCGGATGCGATGATAGAGCGGGCAGATAGGAAGGCTCGTAGCCTTCGGAGGGTTGTAACTCGCAGAGCGGAGGCTAGGTTAGTGGAGGCAGCTCTTTATTATGATGAGATGGTAGCGGAAGAACAGGCTCTTTTTGGTCGTTTCAGCAAATACTTTTTCAGGAAGAAGCGTCTTGAGAAGAGTCAAATGGTTATATTGAAGAAGTTGATTTTGAAGCATGAGGAGGAAGCGAAATGACGTGGACAAAAGAGGATGCAAACTATGTGGAGGAAGCTATTCTCTTCAAGGAATTGAGCAATGAAGAGGAGGTTGACTTCAGGATGTGGGCAAGAGAGAATAAGGATGAGGCTTGTGCTAAGAACCTCTATCATCCTGTGGTAAATGATGAATGGAGGAAGATGGGACTGCCTCATCGAGTATAAATAATTAAGGGAGGATATCATGGCAAGTTTTGTTGTGTGTATGAAAAAGTTTTTTGGTTTAAGAGACCGTCAGACGTTGAAGGAGTTTGTTGAAGAGGTAAAACAGTTGACCCCAAAGGATAGAGAAGAACTAACTGAGATGCTGGAGAAGGAAGGTTACGAGGTCGATGCATCGGTGCAGTCATGAAAGGTAGAAAGCGTCGACCATCAAGGGAGAAGCCTTGTGTGTTTTGTCGTGAAGGTTTCACTCCCAGGAGGAACGCACAATCATTTAAGGCGTTTTGTGTGTGTCCTAAATGTCGAGAGTGGTTGTATTAGAGGGGATGATGAGAAAGAAAAGGAAAAAGAGGAAGAAGACAAAGCGTGAGCGTCTTATCTTGCTAAGAAAGAATAGGAATCGACATGAGATGAGGAAGAAAAGCAAGCAGAAAAACCAACCTCAATACAGTCCTTTAATGGATGAGTACACCCCTAATCTCTTAGCGATGTTTGGTTTATTAACGAAGAAAGGGAGGGGCGTACCAAGTAAGAAGGGAGGATGACATGAAAGGAGGGCAGGATGGACGCTGACCATAGAGAAGAAAAACATAAGTTGTTCATGGATGTCGAAGAATTACTCCGTGATACACAAGAGAAGTTGCTTTGGTGGGTTGAGTCTCGGAATAGGGCAAAGGAGTTGATGCTCTGGGCATTGCAGGTAAGTCCAAAGAATTTTAATCCTACATTTGAATTGTTAAGGGATGCGTACAAAGAGATTGAGGTTAATTTAAGAGACCTCAAAAAGATTCGTGGTTTACAGCTCTCTCTGTGGAGGGTAGATGATTTTCATATTAAGGAGATAAAAGAATCCATAAGTTTGGAGGGCGTAAATTAAAAGGAGGTTACATACAGTGATAAGTCAGGAAGAGTTAGTAAAGTTTAATGGGTACAAGGTTAAAATTAAGAACAAAGCTTCGAAGCTGAAATTAGCAGAGGCAGCAATCAAGGATATGGAAGCGAGTTTTGTTAAGAGAATTGAAGGTGGAGAAGAGGTGGAGAAGGGTGATTTTGTTGCCAGGATTAAGGAGACAGTAGGGAGAGTGTCTATCTCCTGGAAAGATATTGTTACTAAGTTGAAAGGGCTTTCGTATGTTGAGAATATTATCCAGAAGACAAAGCGTCCTGTCGTGAAAAAGTTGGAGGTTGTTCGAGAGAGATGGGATGCTGAGGGATGAATAATGAGAACCCAAATCCTCTTCAAGAAGCGTGGGAAGCGTTAGGTATAGTCTTAGGAGTCATTTTGCTTTTGTTCTTTATATTTGGTTTGTTTGTAGAGATTCTTGCGATGTTTGGCATATATATTTAGGAGGGATGTATGAGTAATGACAGTTTCATCCGAGAATACTTTGAAGGAAAGAGGCAGAAGCGAGGCGGTGGAGATAGGTATCATCAGAATCTTTTGATGGATGAAGAATGTGTTTACAGTTGGGGGCATCACTTTCCTTTGGCAACGGAAACATTGCTTGGAGAGTATATCTTGAACGGAGATGCGGATACTCACAGTACCGCAGGACACCAAAGAGACACGAGGAGTCAAGCTTATGCTCATAAGGTTAAGTACGTTGAGGTTCCTTATAGTGCTTTAAAGTTGGCGGGTCTTGAGGTACTTAAACTAAGGATTGTTGCTCAACAGTCGGATAAATATAGGACTAGGTTAGTGAAAGACCCTAAGACAGGAGAAATGAAAGCGGTTGAAGAGCATTTACTAGGTGCCTGTGTGTTGGAGTTTTATGATAAGCATTTCTTAAGTAGCACGGATGATGGAGCCAACTGGGGATTTGGCTATTTTCTAACTGAGCTTCCTTTGAAGGTTAGAACTGTGGCTCAAGCTTTTAGTGTGTTAAAGCCTGAGATTGTGAAGCGAGCGATAAGAAATAAGAAGGATGTGAAGAGGCAGGGGGAGTGGTTTTTCATTCCATTTGGGAATACTCGAAAGTTGATGAGATTTCTCAATAAGGAAAGGTTATTCTTTCAGCCTTCTTTGTCAACTCTAATGGAAAAGCATAGAAGACTACCTATTGTAAGTCAGAATGGTAACACTCCTCATCACCATGTCAGAGATTGTGTGGAAGGTATTGGTGGTGAGCTGTTCGTGCGAGGGACTGTAAGGCATACTTTGAATCAACACACGATGATTAATCTTGGAGAGGTTTGGCATAAGGCTATTCCTAACTGTCAGATTAAAAGTTGGTCTGTTCAAGGACGGGTTGACTAAGATGGGAAATGTTTACGTGGATAATCTTACTCACCAAGATGGTTCGTTCTTTTCGAAGGAAGAAAGAGATAGAAAAGTTAAGGAGTTGAGGAAAGCGGGCTGGAAGGTAAAAGTTGGTAAGTATGGTGATATTGATGGGAGTGGAGAAATTTATTGGTATGAGGCAGTGAAAGGATAAAGCATGGAAAAGAAACCTTTTAGAGTCCTGACTAACCAGGAATTAGATATGGCTCATAAAGCGTTGTTGTGTTTGAAGAATTCGGAAACAGAGTTTGGTCTTTTCTGTGCAGGATGTCATGCGATGTTCCTTTCTTTATTTGGAAGGATAATAGATTCACGAAAGTATTACCCTGTGGATAGAAGAGAGATTCCTGTTCTTTGTGCTATTGCCGACCATATGTATGATTGGTTTGAGGAGTTGAAAAGAACAGAGGCGGTAGAGGCAGATATGTTGAAGAAGAACCATAAGGTTGGAGAGGCTCTTTTGTCTACAATACTTGCAACAAGAGAGAAGGAAAGAGCAGAGGCGAGAGGGGAGAAAGGAGATAAGGAGGATGAAGAATCCCGATGAGATTAGCTTTATCATTTTTTCTGTTTTTGTGGCACTTGTTTATGGTCTGGTTAGGCTACTTAGAAGGCTTATTTTTGGAGGAAATGTTAAAACATATAAGAAGGAGCCAGAGAAGAGCGAAAAGAAAGGTAGTTCTAAACCGTTTTTTGTTAAGAGCCTAACAAGGAGGAGGAGGTTAGATTTAACTCGTAAGCATGATAATGTGCTGAGCGGGAAGTTAGGCAAAAAGATGGATAGACATCGAAGAGGGATGTTTGGAAAGTAATGAAGAGGAAAGACGACAAAGGAATCGTACTAAATGCAGGGTATGGTATCGTAAAATGAAAAATAAAGAGTGGAAGCGGGAATATGACAAGAAGTATCGTAAGAAGAATAAAGAGCGGATTCGAGCATATCAAAGGAAGTATAGAGAAGAGCATATAGAAGAGTATAAGCAGAGAGCGAAGGAGTATCGAGAGCGGATAACTTTGGAAGTTATGACTCATTACTCTAAAGGAAAGCCAGTTTGTGTTTGTTGTGGAGAAGAGCGGATGGAGTTTTTAACAATTGACCATGTGGAAGGTGGTGGAACTGCTCATAGAAAGGTTCTAGGGAGGTATGGAAAGCACTTTTATCGTTGGCTGTATCAGCAGGGTTTTCCTGATGGGTATCAAATTTTATGTTATAACTGTAATTGTTCATTGGGACGATTTGGTTATTGTCCTCATGAAAAGGAGAAGGAAAATGAAGAAAAGTAAAAGACCAACCTTTGAAGAGGTAGTTTTTGATGCAACTTTCAAGGTTGTTGGGGCAGGAGATATGCCTAAAGGTGAGCATTTCTGGTGTAGCTTTTGCGGTGGACGTGGGATTCATTTTGTACTTTTGGAAAGGAACGACGGACAGGCATTTAAAGTAGGACGTACTTGTCTCGGAAGAGTAGGACTTGAGTTACCTAAATCAGTGAAGAAGGTTACTATAAGGCGAATAGGAATTGAGAAAAAGAAAGCCGAAGAGGTAAAGAAACCTGAGAAGGTAGAGGAGAAGAAACCTGAGAAGGTAGAGAAGAAGACTGGAAAGATAGAGAAGAAGAAACCTGACCAGGTAAGTAAAGAGAAAGAAACTTCTCCCGAAGATATAGAAGACCTTTTTGAGGATTTATAGGCTAAGGAGGTTGAGATGTGGAAGAAATACAAGAAGGAAGATAGAAAGAGACGAAGTGGCTCTTCTCCTCAAAGGATACCAACAGTGTCTGTTACTCCTAATGGTCTGAGGTTTAATATATCAGCAATTGAGTCTTATCTCAAGGATGCAAGTCATGTTGAACTCTTGTATGACGAGAATGAAGTGAGGTTTGGAATTCGTCCGTTGGTTCTTCCTCTGAAGGATTCTTTTGAGCTGAAGAAGTATAGTAGCAAAGGTAAGGTGTATACTGCCAGAGTTTATTGTTCTGATTTTATCAGGAAGGTGAATCTTCTGGGCAATATTGTCCAAACCAGGATTTTTACTTTGAAGCTTGATGCAGAGGAGGATGTCTTGATTGTGGAGTTTAATGGTAGCTATAAACGTAACCACGATATAGATAAGTAGGCTGTGTCGATTGGGAGAAGGTTTGGTATGGCATGATTTTCACGGTGCAGCCTACTTAACATAACTTAAGGGAGGAAGCATGGAAGCTCAAACAATGGCTGATGTTAGGAGGAATAACAAAGAAGCGGGAGGTTATTGGTTCAGTCCTGATACCATGAGGTTCTTTAGGTGTAGGATTGAAAGTAAGCTAATTAGAGGGAAGTTCTTTGTTACATCAGAGCAAGCTGGGGATGACCACCCACGTCTTTATTCTATCAGGAAGTATAATCCAGAAACTCATGATATTGACACAGTTGGGGATTTCCAAGCGTTCAAAACTCGTCAGGACGCTTTGGATGCAATAAAAAAGGAGGTATGAATGAGAGAAGGCACGTTTTTAGGTCAGCATGTTGTGTTGAGTGAAAAGGACTGGAAGAATTGTTTGAATCGAGTGGATGTGAGCAGGGCAAAAAAAGAGCAGGGTAAATATGTTATCCACATAAAGTGTCCTTTCTGTAAGTCGGAGGATAGGGACTGTGAGAAATGTCCTTTGGATGTGTATCGCTCAAAAGGTTCTGTTGCTACTGCTGATTGGGGATGTGTTCATTTGTTTAAACTTGTAGCTACTGAGCTTGGTATAAAAGAATATCCTGCGTTGTATGATGATTATGTCTCGTGGTTTACGGATGAACCAGATAATAGGGAGTCTCGTAGGGTTTTGAGTTTTATCCGTGATGGATTGTTAAAGATGAGGAGGAAGTGATGGAAGGAGTAGTTAATCAGAAAATCATAGCGGTGAGAAAGATGACAAAGGGAGAGATGGAGAGAGAAGGATGGGACTTTCCTGCAATGGTTCTTGTTCTTGACAACGGGATTAAGTTGTATCCTTCTATGGACGATGAGGGGAATGGCAGTGGAGCTTTGTTTGGTGTGGATAATAAAGGCAGAACTTTTTATGTTTTATAGGGAGGTTAAATAATGATAAAGAAAGTCGTAACTTATGTAAGTGACGAGGGTTTCGAGTTTAACTTCAATCCTATCGAGGATACTCTGACTATCAAGAAAACAAAGAGTGGGTTTGAAGCTAAATACTTAGTTCAGGATGAGATGGCAGAGAGTCCAGATGAAGACGGGGATGATGCGGTGTTTCTTGTTAACTATCATTCAGATTTTGATGTGAGAAGAGATGAGATTATCACGGAGGATGATGTTAGGGACTGGTATCAAGCAACTCGGAAGATTCCACAAGAGGAAACATACTTCCTATTTGCATTAGCTTCTCTTGTTCATTCAGGTGTGTGGTTGTCTCTCGAAAGGAATTTTGCGTGCGACCCAGGAGGCTGGGATACTTCTCATGTTGGCATGGTGTTAGTCTCAAGGAAAGAAGCAGAGATAGTATCGAAAGCGTGTGAACTTGCACAAGGTCTTATTGAGCATTGGAATAAGTATCTCTCAGGGGATGTGTACTGTACGGTCAAGGAAATCTATTCAGAGAAGAAAGAGCCGATTGATTATGATGTAGTGGGTGGATGTTTCGGTTATAACCATGCTAAGGAGTGTTTAGCCGAATTATAAATGGAGGGCAGGGGTAATCTACTCTAGGGGAAGGCTATGTGTGAGTGGAAACTTAGACTATTGGCTTCGTGTTCGTGTTTAGTTGACATGCGACACTGATTGGAAGAAGGACTAGGTTGCATGGCTTCCCCGAACCGCCCCTGCAAAGGAGAGTTAAGATGAGGAAAACGACGTTTGATGGTTTTGACCCTGCAATAATTTATTTCACTGAGAAGCAGTGGCGTGAGTTATTGAAGAGGTTTGATTTGGGCAGAGTTGTTAAGGATGGAAAAGAAGAGAGATATGAAATTCCGAGCGACGGTTGCTATTTGTGTAAAATGTATCGTAGTGGAGTAGGGGTTTGTGGCGGTTGTCCTCTTAACACTGACTTACATACGTGTGGAGATTTTATGGAAGAGATTGTGGGAAAAGGTAAAGATTTACAGTTTCGAGCGGAACCTGACTCAGGTGTGTGGTGGTATACTTGGCATAATAGGGAAGCTCGCAGTCATGCCAGGAAGATTTATAAAGCTCTGATGAACATGGAAAGAGTGGATAGGAGAGCTTAGATGAGCAACTGTTATCAGGAATTGGCGTTTTACATTCCTAAGAAGAATATCCAAAGACATGCTAAGACTTTTTTGAAGCGTCCTCTAACTACGGAAGAGTTGGGTAGAGTGTGTGATAGGTTGGAGAACGCAATCAACTATGACATAGACCAGATAGTTGAGGAGATATTTAAGGCTGAAATCTTAGAGGGAGGTTAATGTGTGTATGTCTAATCTCGGTAGACAGTTTCCTCTCAGTAGAGAGGAAGGTAAGCTTGTTGGCTATAAGGTTTTCCGTGTTCGTAGAGGTCGGCTTTATGGTGAGTTCTGCGGACGGAATCGTATTCGTCCTACAGGTGAATGGTTGAACGCTGATAATTTTGCTTCAAAGATAGGACGGTTCTCAGCCGCAACTACAATTGAGAAGTATAAACCTGGTTGGCATGTTTTTAGGACTAGAGCGGGGGCTAATAAGTGGAGAGATGAGATGGTGAACAAGGCAGTGGTTAAAGTGTTTGTTCGAAAGGTGAGAGAGAAGGGAAGAGCTTTGATAGATGCGGTAGGCAAGGATAGGGATTGTTTTGTCTGTGATGAGATGTTTATCCCGATGGAGGTTTGAATGGCTGACGATAAATATAAGTTCTATACAACCGCAGCAGAGAGTACTCTGGATAATCTGCATGTTGAACATCCAGAGCTTGCTCAGGCTCAAATGATACAGGGCGTGGGTTACGCTCTTCTGGCTGTTGCTCATGAGTTGAGAGTTATCGAGCAGGGCATGGATATGGTAAGACCAACAAAGGAGAAAGATTAATGAGGAAACTTGAGCCTACAAGGTATGTGGGAGGGGATACTACAGTCTATCTAACTGAAGCACAGTGGAGAGGTTTGCTACGTCGTTTTAATGAGGAGGAGATTCATAAGAAGCGTGGTGGTTTGTTTATTATTAGCGTTCCTTGTATGCTATGCCGAGACTTCGCTAGGAAGCGGGGGTCAGATTGTAAAGGTTGTCCTCTTAAGGAGGCTGGCTGTTTATTCCTTCTTGGTAAGCATGGCTCTGATGATTTATCTATTGTTACGAGTTGCGATAGGATTGAGTGGGGGAAGGAGAGAGATAAAGAGGTTCGTGAAGGTATCAGAAACATACGTGAGGTTCTGTTAGGTCTTCCACGTGCTAGGAGAGGGAAGTAATGGAACCAGGGATATGTCCTAAATGTGGTTATGACGGCCTTGATTATCAGAGGGAGCCAAAGGTTGACGGTGGAGCTCTATCCTACAAGGTTGGCTGTCCGATTTGTAAATGGGTGGGTTATGAAGTTTATTCGATAGAGTTTACTCATTACGCTGAGTTGGATGGGACTCTCACAGAGGAGGAAGAAGGTCATGGATGACTTTTTTAACATTAGGAATTGTCAAAGGTGTAATGGAGAGTTAGGGGCTCGAATCATGTCATGGTTTACAACGGAGACTATTTGCATAGAGTGTTCGACAAAGGAAGATGAGCTAAAGAAGAAACTTAGGGATAAAGGATTTGACCCCTCAGCCTATGAAGGGTGTGGGTATCTTCCGAAAATTTAAGATGGGGAGGTTAGAATGAGCTATGATATGGATAAGAAGATTAGAGCATTTTTTATGTTGACAGGTGAGATTATAGGAAGCTCGCTTGTGCTGATGTTGTTCTGGCATTTTGTCATGGAGCAGATGTTTAGGTTTCCTAACATGAACCTGTTTCAGGCTTGCTGTGTTGTCCTGGTTGTGAAAGTATTGAGGCACTGGATATGAGCAACAAGGTTACTGTGAGTAAGTACGTTAATCCTGGGGATGGAACTCTTAAAGTGAAGACGAAGGTTATAAATCAGGGGAGCCTAACTCCTGACTGTTGGTTGGTTCAATTCTGGGGTTTATCTGCTTGTAAAACGTGCGAGCTCGAAGGTAAAGATGATTGTGGAGGGGAGAAGATATTGAAGAAAATCAAAGAAGGTAAATTCTCCAGTGAAGGCTTGCCTGATGTAGGCTATCCAAAGGGAGGTTGAGATGTGTCTAATAGGCTTTCATAGTTTTACTATCCAAAAGGATGGAGAAGGGAGACAGTTTGGCTGGAAAGTTTTCCGTCAGAGGATTAGTGGTCTCTATGGGGAATATTGTAGTCGTCATACTGTACGTCCTAGAGGTAAGTGGCTTAAGGCGAGAGATTTTGCACCTGAGCCTATGGAAAGTGGGATGTCTGCAATATCTGGGTACAAACCTGGTTGGCATGTGTTTAGAACTCGTGGAGATGCTAGACAGTGGGGATATTGTGCTAGTGATTTGAGGATTGTAAAGGTATTTGTTCGGGGTGTAACTAAGAAGGGACATGTAGCAGGGGGTACTGAGGTAGCTGACTGTTTTGTGGCGAGAGAGATTTTTATCCCACTTGAGAAGGTTACTCCTCTAAGAAGGAAGGACATTATAAGTAGGGAGGCTTAAAATGGGTGTGATGGGTTACGGTGATTTAATATCCCATGTAGGACATAAGGTTGTAGTCGTTACTTATGGTGAAGAGGGAGAGATACCTGTAAATGTAGCCATTGAATGTGAGGATTGCAAAGAGGTTCTGCTTGACTATGATTTTCATGGGTATTGTTTAGAGTGCGACAAGGCGAAGGAGTATGAAACGGATATTCAGTTGTGCGAGAATTGTATGTTGAATTACGACATGGATAAACTCTGGAAGATGCATGATAATAAAGAGTTGGATGCTCTGGATTTTAATGAGAATCCTCAACTGAGAGAGTTCTTTAGAAAAGTTTGAGGGATTCGGGATAACTATATGGTTCTGAATTGAGAGAGGTTATTGAGGAAGGTTAAGAATGTCTATCTTACTTGACTATCTGAATGGGGTTGCTAAGATGATGAAGGGTGCTCCAGGTTACGGAGAGGCTTACTATAGATGGATTATTAAGACGGGGAAGTTATTTACAGAGAGGGAGGATGTTAAGAAGTTTCAGCCGACATTTAAGAAGATGTTTAAAGGTTGCTATTATAATGCTCAATTTATGTCTATCGAGTATGAAAGGTTAAGATACTATGAAGGTTGGGGTGTCACTGAAGCAATCGGGATTCCAATCGAGCATGGGTTTAATGTTATTAACGGAAAAGTTATTGATATATCTTGGGAGGATGGTGTTGAGTATTTTGGGATTGAGCTTCCTTTGAAGTTTGTGAGGGAAGAAATGCTTAGAGAGAAAATTGCCTGCACACTCTTGTTCAGGTGGTGGGAAAAGAATGTAAAGGAGGTTTCAAATGGCTAAGCCTGAGTTAGAATTATCAACAGGGGATGGCAATGTTTTCTATATTATAGGCAGAGCTACGAGAGTTGCGAGGCGAGCAGGTTGGAGTGAGGAGAAAATTAGAAAATTCCAGAAGGAAGCAGAGAGTGGAGATTATGATAATGCTCTACAGGTATGTATGAAATATTTTGATGTAACATAAATAAAGGAGGTTTCAAATGAGACTTAAAAGAGAAATGATTTTGGTTTTGTTCAAGACTTCGGATGTGGGGGAAGCCCCAACTATCGAGGCTGCGTTTGCTTCTCCCGAAGCTATGGCAAGGTATTTTGTGAATCATGACCTTGCTAAGAAGCATCGTCTTGGTGGGGATGGAGAGATTTATCCTAAGTTCACTTCCAAGAAGTTCAAGTTCTATTCTCTGGAAGAGGTAAAGAGGAAGAAGAAACAGACTGCTCTTGAGAGGGAAACTGAGATAGCGAAGCCAGATGAACAGTTGCCCCCAGATGAGGAGAACACAAAGGAAGCACGACTCGAAGATGTTCTGGATGAAGAAGACGAAAGACCACCGATTGACGCAGACGATAAGTAGGAGAAGTTGGAATGTGTATAAACCTTAATCTCCTGAAGACGTTTCGTGTTTTGAAGGATAGTTCAGGAAGGCAGTATGGCTGGAAGGTTTTCCGTATGGGTGATAATGGAGAGTACCTGGGGGATTATTGTGGTTACAGAACTGTTCGCCCTGTAGGTAGATGGCTTAAAGCGAAGGATTTCACACCGTTGCCTCATGAGATGCCGAATGCAATGACAATTATTGATTATGACCCAGGTTGGCATATGTTTGTGCGGAGGGGAGATGCTAAAAAGTGGGGGACTAACACACCGAGGATAAAGATTGTGAAAGTGTTAGTTCGGAAGGTGAGAGAAAAAGGTTACGCATACGGCACACAGAATAGTCATTTGGATTGCTTTATTGCGGATGAGATTTTTATTCCTAACTAAAGGAGGTTATCATGAGAATTCTACATTTTATGTGTAACAAGGAAGGAGGGGCTACAGGCTGGATGAAAGGGATAGAAGAGTATGTCATAATTACTGATGAGAGTGAGGAAGAGCGACCTGTTGAGGATGATAGAGCTCCTGATTTTGCGTTGGAAAGTCAGATAGAGATAGAGGATTTGCCTCTTTCTTTCCCTGTTAATACAACATTGATTCCACATAGGTGAGGAGGTATGAATGGCTTTAAAATATGGCTTAGGGCTTTATGCTCGTAAAGAGGAAACAAAGGAAGAGTTTACCAAGAGGTATGACGAGGAGATTAAGCCTGATGAGAAGCTGACAGAATTTTATCACGGTACTTTATGTTGGATGATGATGGGTGCTGATATAGGTATGATTACAAAAGAGAGTATCCCTGTTCTTATTAATCGCCTGGATGTGGTTAAAAGTGCTTGGATGAAGGAGATAGAGAAAAGGTTTAAACTCAAGATAGACAAACTGCTTGAAAAGTATTTTCTTGGATACACGACAAATGTTAGGACTCTCAGCACAGCCGACTTCATAAAGAAGAGAGCGAGGATACTGAAAAATCAGCTTAAACAATTCACGGATAAGCAGATTGAAGGAAGTGAGGAGAAGCAGTATGACTAAGAAGGTTAGCAATTATCGAAAGAAGCAAATACTCAGCAGGTTTAAATGGGAAGATATAACTGTGTGGATAAAGTGGGATGATGCTGGCAGGGAAGGCAGGGTCAAAGGTAGCCTTATGGTTGCCAAAN